CTCCCCTGCGGGGGAAGTTTCTGACCAACTCCATAGACGGCGCAAGCTAGGGTTACCTCAGCGGGAAACCGCCTCCACTCGATAATTTTGTACCGGTGGGGACGATAAACGCGGAAGTACCTTATTCCTCTTCGCACACGGATGTTCCATCTCGACGGTTCGTCGTGGATTACCAGGTCACCTAGGTGAACTGGGCCCCGACACTGGCGAATATCAGTTGGCAAAGCGTCCAAAACGCAAAACCAACTACGCCGGAAAAGACCAAGATGAATATTAGGATCAGAGTCATAACAACCCAGTTTCCTAATTCCGTTAGCAAGTGCGATATACTTTTGTGGTGCATCTGGTAATTCCTTTAAAAAGTAGGGCCTCACGGCCTGACCAAGGAAGAAATCACCGCCACAACTTTCACGGAAAGGACCATCAACAAAAGTTTTGCTTTCATTGGGAGTCAAACCGAAGTATCGCAGAAGAGTGATCACTTTTGGAGCAAGGTCGGTCGGCACGATTATGTCGTCGCCAAATACCCAGACATCTTTGTGAGGTGTCAAGGTTCGACCCTCGATAAACGCCGCTCCCTGGCAGATCGCCAGAAAGAGAGCCGTCTCGAGTTCAAAAGTGAAACCATTACCCATACTCGAAAATTTCTCGAGTAGTACCCAGCTGCCTTTTTCGATCTCCGTGTATTTGCTACGGAGGTCGTTAAGCTGTACGTACCAGTTATGGGGGAGCAGAAGTCTCACCAGATTTCTGCAAATGGTATCGCTTGCATTTGATAGGTCTATAGTCGCGTAGGCTCCAGTCTTACTGGCGTCACAAGCGACCTGCCTGTGAATTTCCTGCGCGTCTTCAAGGGGCAACCCCTGATGTTTCAATCGCTTCTTTAACAACCGGCCGAAGCCGAGCTGGTAGAAAAGGTTTAACGACGGTTCAACACAAATCCCTCTGTTTTTTAGACAGTCTTTCGGGACTGATGTAAACCTGTTTCCCCTTACAATCGAAACTTGCCTATCTTCCGCCGCACATGCACGGGCCCAGGATGTTGAAGTCCAGGGTACCAAGCTGTAAATCGCGTCGGAGGTGATTGTGGGTTTTGCAGACATTTTGTGTGGTATTGTGCAATGCATACCACTATCTCCATAGGTCGCACCCTTTCCGAACTTACCGTCGACGACGGCAGAAACCGGACCGAGCAGCCGTTTTAAGAATTTTCGGATATGAACCACAACGTGGCCAATCCCCCTGTACTCGCTTTCAATATCATAGGCGAGCAATAACGGGTCTAAACGGCGATTTGCGACAAAGCACTGCCTCTCGCACTCCCAGAATACTTGCACTGC